TGATAAATCTCCCCATACCAAATGTATAGGAGGGCACTTATCACCAAATTCATTTGTTAGTTCTTTTATTTTATTAGAAGTATCTTCTCTTTCTGTAACAGAAAATCCAGCATGAGATGTTTTAAGAATAAGACCAGGTTGTTTGTTCTTTGGTAATGATTTGAAAACTGTACAGAATGTTTTAATCATCATTCCAACGTCTTTTCTGTCATGTCCTAACTCTCCAGCTAACCAATGTCCTACAAATAAGAAATTAAAATCAGTATCAACTGATTCTAATATAGATAATTCTGATTTGCCATTAAAGATTGAAACATCAACTCCTTCAAATAATACCTCAACTGGCTTATTAACTTGTATTTTACCAATTTCTTGTTTTGTGTTTTTATCAACCTGAGTATAAGATGTTTTTACTAAAATTTCTTTTGTAAACTCAGATGGTGTTATAATCAAATCCATTTGATTTGAACCTTGTATAAATTCTTGTGGTGCAATTGTAGTTTCTACGCCTGCAGTAATACCAATATTATACTCCCCAACTGCTTTGAACTCATTTGCAACAGAAACTTGTATATAAACTGATGGTTTTGCTGATAGATTGGTTATAATATTTTGTAGAATTCTTTGGCCAAATTCAGTTTGTGGGTCTATTTGGTCTTGTGGAGTATTCCCCCATCGTGTTGGTACAATTTTTACATCGTATTTATCTAACTCAAATAATGATTTCAAGATATCTCTTGAATGGTCTCCATAACCACTTCTGGTAGCTATTGGTGCCTGAAATACTAATATAGGTTTACTCATTTTCTTTTTTTAATTTTTCTTCTTCTTGTCTTAAACATCGTTGAATAGATAACTCAGTTAATTTGATTATCTCTTCCAACTTTTCGGGTTCATGTGGTGAATTATAACATTCGAATTTAGTACTTGAATGTATCTCATTATCTTGTAATACTAACACATGATAATCATCATTCAAATCTTTTCTCTGATGGATTGCACTTCTTGATAAATCAACTTGTTTTTGTGTCCAATAACCAGGAAATCTTACAATAAAGATGGGTTTGGCCATTATCTAAGTTTATAAACGTTTACTTTCTTCCTTGGTTTCCAATTTTTAAATGTAGTTTCGATTCCATCAACAAGTGTTTTACACATATTTTTTGAATTTAATCCCATTTCTCCAATGAATTCTTCTCTACCAATTGCACCAGCTTCTCTTCTATCTTCTGGTGATTTATCGTACCAATATTTGATTGCATCTGCAACTTCTTCAACATCTACTTTATCATCAATTATATAAGGAGTTGGAATAGAACCAACCATAGTTTGAACTCTAGGCCATACTGGTTTTACCCATTCACCATGAGTTAACTTATCTTCCCATTCTCTATAATTGTGAAGTGAACCAATTTGTTTATAATCTTCAGCAGTTAAATACTTTTTAGTTGATTTCTTTTTAAATCCACATTGGTCTTGTAATCCACCTGTAACATTTATAATAGCAGGTGTTCCAGCCATAATTGATTCTGCAGTTGTTAATCCAAATCCTTCATTACCAGCAATATTGATTGTACAATCTACAATGTTATAAATCCAATTCAATTGTTCTTGATTAACTCTTTCAGTTGAGAATTTTATATCACAACCAGGTGCAATTCTATCTGCAACTGAGAACAAATCAGTACCATTCGGGTCTTTTGGTGCAGTGTGCATTATTAAACACACTTTATCTCTATCTTCTTCGGGTAATTTATCTACGAATTTCTTGAATGCCCAAATAACATCAGATGGTTGTTTACGTTTAATATTTCGGTTCATCCAAAATAGAACGAACTTATATTCCTTACCTTCTATTACTTTTTGTCTGAAATCTTCAGGTACAATAGTTGGTTTATATGTATCTGGATTGATACCATGTGGTACATATGATGTTTGCCAATCTTCAAGGGGTTGAATTGTTTCTGAATCAATCTTACCAACTCTATTTACGATACCATATGTTTGTCTTGAGATACATCCTAACCAATCACATGATTCATAATAGTTTCTGTTGTAATGTGGGTCTGGTAAATCATCCCATATATGATAAAATAGAATTGGAATGTTTTGTCTTAGTTCCGCCTCCATCTCATATAACCATCTCCAATATCTTGGGTCTGTAAAGTGTAGAATTGCATCAGGTTGATGTCTCATGATTAATTCACGAAGAATATTAGCATCCCCATAACCAGTCCAAGGAATGATTTTAAGAGAAGCATCTTTTACTCCTGTTAACTTTCTCATATCATCACCCAAGTCAATTTCTTTACCTTTTTCTGGATGATTAACTGCAGCTCCTAGCTGTACCCAATGGTATTTATCAACAGTACCTGTTACTAATTCCTTAGAAACTGTTGCTATACCTGATGACATTCTTAAGTCATCCGATAACAATAGAATTTTTTTCTTTTCCGCCATGTGTAACCTTTATTATTATTTTTAAATGTTTGAGAATCTTCTACGGTTTCCCCATAAAACTCTCTTACTGTTACCTACAAATTTCTTCTTCGAAACTAAACTATTAAAATTGTTTCTTAGGGAATTTAATTGTGGGCCACTTGCACTACTTGTATCCATTAATTCTTCTTTTCTCTTAAAATTGCGAGCCACTTGATTGTAACCCACTATAAGTATTTATTTCGTTCTGAAAAGTCTCATCTTCGATGTACTTATCTAAAGAACGATTTACTAATTTTTGTAACGTAATGTTTGAATCAAATGAAATTTTCTTAAATTTTGAATAAACATCTTTTATTATCTTTACTGTTGTTAATTTTGTGTTTGCCATAACTCTCCTTTTTATTGTTATTGTTATGTATAAATATATACAAATATATAAAACAGAAAATTAATTCCAAGCAGAACACAACCCTCTTTGCTTAAATTCACACCAATCACATGGTTTGCCTTTATTGGTAGGAAAATCAGTTTGAATTACCTCACCATTATCACCAAAAACAGAATCAACAAAGAACATAAAGTTCTTCCATGCCATATTCATCGAGGGTTTACCATTTGCAGGAACAAACTTAGATATTCGTGGTTGTACAAAATCAGCACCTTCCCAAAGCTTTCGTTTAAGTATCTGATATTCTACTTTAATCTTATCTAGTGGTATATCATACTTTTCAGAATAGAACTTCTTATATAATAACATCTGTGATGTTTTAATCTTATCATTCTTTTGATACTTGTTCCAACCTCTTGTTGAAGTTTTCAAGTCAATGATAATATAATCTTGGGTAGTTTTATCCTTTAGAAGTACATCAATGAAACCAATGAAGTTAACACCAGGTTTAATCTCAGCATTCAATCGTTGTTCTATTGCTATAAGTTCGAATCCACTTTTAGTATAAAGTTTATCTAATTTACTTGTGAAGTATTTCAAGATAGCCTTACCATCTTCAAAGAACTCTTGTAGTTCTTCCTTAGTACATGGGTCATCTTCACCCATCTTCTCTTTATATTTACTGAAGTGTTCTACAAGTTTATCTTGTAACATTGATTCAAGAGGTAGTGTTAATGCTTGTTTTTTAGTAACATTATACATTACATCTAAGAAATGTTGTACCACTTCGTGCATTGCACTACCAAAGATAAGATGAATATTAGCATTACTAATACCTAACTTATCAATATAATTTAATTTGTACTGTTGTTGGCATGAACTATACATACCGTACTGAGAATAACTTACTCTTGCCATATTTTTATGTTTTAATTATGGGTGTATTATCACCCCTTTACTATGTAAAGATACGAAAAATAATTGGAATATACAAGCTTTTTGTTGGGAAATTTAAATTAAATCTTGACTAAGTTTTACTGGAGAAATATCTTCAAATTTTCCTCCTTGAACATCTTCCATTCGTCTAATATAATTTTCTCTTTCTAAACTCCTCATATCTTCATTTATTATCAAATTTGATTTCATAAAATCAATCATTGCATTTAATTCATCTTGAGTTTTTTGTGGATATTTTTCTTTACTATTATTAATAAAGTTTATAATTTTTTCTTTTTCATCTGATGATATTTGAGATAAGGAAACTTCAAGTGGTGACCAAGCATAATAAAAATCAATATTTGTTGAGTCTACTATATGGTTTCTTTCTGTCAAATACTCGATAAAATCGAATATATGATAAACATTCATTATAGTAGTTGTATATTGAAAATTATACTTTAATCCATGTCCTTCACTACTTTGAACATTAACTGGTCTAAAATGTTTTTTTACTTCCTTTAGATTCTTTTCAAATGTTTCTGTATTAAATCCTGTTCTTTGATATTCTCCTACTTTACCAACCCCATCACATGATATGGATAAGAATATTTGTTTAAAGTCTTTCCAAATAGGTATTAGATTTGTTTTTTCAAATCTTAATATAGATAAGTTGGTATTATAATGAATAGATATATCAACCTTTTCCATATATGGGTCTGGTGATTCATGTGTGTAAAATTTTACTTTAGGAAAGTTAGTATGAAGGTATTTTAAAACTTTGTAATGTTCTGGCATTATAAGAGGTTCACCACCCGCGAAGTAAAAACTTCTGATTTTAGATAAATGTGGAATTAAATCCTCTACTATTGTATCGGTGGCTTTTAAAACTTTTGTTTCTCTTACATTCTGAGGCCTGATTTTTTTCATATCTTCATACCAATTGGATGAAAAATCATGATTACACATTCTACATTTAAAATTACATAAATTTGAAAATCTAATATCAATATGTTGGAAATCAGTTGGTACTGAAAAATCTTCCTTTACTTCTGGCATATGCCATAGTGTATTTTCATTGAACATTTTTCGTGGACTATAACCTGTTGCATCTTCTTTTTTATAACAAACATCACACGCTTTATTTCGTTTTCCCTCCGTCATATCCTTACGGAGTTGTTTCATTTGAGTAGAATTAAATGCGTCCTCTATTGACATCTTTTTAAGATTAATAGGTTCGTCAAACCCATCTGCTATACAACAAGGTTTCATTTCACCTTTAGGTTCGGTATATAGATGAATGTATGGTAAAATACAAGAGGTATCACTCATAGTTTTAATTTCAATTTTGTTATTTGTTTTTTGTCAATTCCATACTTTTCACAAATATACTTTATATTTTCCCTACCTTCCTTAGTAGCGTATAATATTTCAGTATATTCTTCAGCATGTAATGATGAACATTGATAATCTTGTTTAATCAAATCAATTAAAAAGTTTTCATACTTATTAACTTTTTTACCCTTTACATATTTTAAATAATATCTTCCTTTAGGTAATAATCCTATTAACAATAAGTATAATGATCGTGGTTCAAGGGTTTGTGTATATGGTTGTATTTCTGAGAGAATTTCTATCCAATCAGGATTCATAGAAAGAAATCTATGTACCATATAATTACTCCAAGTCTTCTTATCATCATCTTCCAATCTATCCCAATATTTAGGAGATTGAACGGAAGTAATTTCCTTTATGTGATCAAATAGTGATTTAGCCATATCTTAAATAATACCTACAATTTGTATTATGGTTGCCATAAATGTAATTTCTTTATCAATAACCATACTATCTTTATATTGTCCTTCTGAGAGAGTTAATATAACATTTGAAGTATTATCACCTGCGTATTCCTCTATCTTTTCGTAAAGATAACCATATAGTTCAGAGAAATCTTGAATACGAGAATCAGCTACTGCTTGTCTAATCTTCATGTACTTATTTCTTTTATCATCTTTACCTTTAAGTAAATCAACAATTTTTATTTTAATATCAGAATTCATTATATTACTAACATCTACTTTTAAGATTCCCTTTGAGGAATTTAGTTGACAAGTATTAATAATTTTTCTAATATCTGGATATGATGAATCTATAATAGGAACTAAATCTTTTAATTCAAACTTAACATTTTCTTTACCAAGTATCTGTGATATCTGTACTGCAACATCTTTTTTGGTTGGTGGTACAATTTGAAATGTTTGACATCTTGATTGTATTGGGTCAATTACTTTCTCAACATAGTTACAAGTTAGAATGAATCTACAATGCCTTGAGAATGTTTCCATTAAATTACGAAGGATTGCCTGTGCATTAGGAGTCATATAATCAAACTCATCTAATATAACAATCTTAGAATTCTTAAATCCTATTGTTGATGCAAATCCTTTTACTTTATTACGAACCGTATCTACATTATTTTCATCAGATGCGTTAATAATAATATGGTCACAATCAATTGAATTAACAATTAACTTGGCTAATGTAGTTTTACCTGTTCCAGCTTTACCAAAGAATAGTAAATGAGGTACATCACCACTTTGTAAATAATCTGCAACTTTAGTTTTAAGATGTTCGTTTCCTACATACTCATCTAAATTAGATGGTCTATATTTTTCAACCCACAAACTATTGTTTACTTCTTTTATTTCTTTATCTTCGAAAAATGCCATTTATACACCAGAGTTTTTTACTTCCTTAAGAAAATCTATTAAGGTTTCTAATTTAGTGATAAGAGTTTGCTTACCATTTTCATCAATACCTCTTTTATCGGTTTTATTAAGTTCACCGATGATATCATTCAATGAGGATGCGGCTACAATTAAACCATCTGTTTTTGAGTTAAGAAAATTCTCCGAGATTCGGAACTTCTTACATACGTCTTGTAAATTCATAATTATCTATTTTTATTTGTTATACAAATATACGAAATTTATTTGGAATATCCTAATAATTTCATAATTTTTTTTACTGATTTACCATTAACTTTTATAGTATGGTAAGGAACATTATTTTCTTCTAATACTTTTTTACACAAATTATCAATTTCAATTGATTGTTCCAATTTCTGAAATCTTTCATCATCATTGTGTATAGTTTCACCTCGTTCTAATAAGATATTGATGCAATCATATTTTCTATGCAAATCAATAACTAAATTATGGAAAGATTCTCCGTAAAATTCAGCAGGATATCCTTCTGTGTAGTATCTATGATAAATAGTAGAAAATAAAATAGGTGAATCTATTACTATATAATCTACCTTACCATAACACTCTGCTATTCCTCTATGTTGGTTAGCAAATACATAAAGTTGGTCTGATATTGCTGGTATGTTGTGGTCCCAAGCTAATCTTTTTGGAAATTCATAGGGATTGTTACAACTTATATGTTTCTTTTTTAATTTATAGGTGATTCCATTTGCTATTGAAGATTTTCCAATACCTGGTCCACCGAAGAGGTTTATTAATTTGCTCATATAAG